ACTTCCAAAGTTTTCTGTTCTTTTCCAGTGTCAAGTATAACCTCTTCCAGGTAATCAAATCTCTTTGGCTCTCCTGTTGTAGGAAATACCTTTACTTCACCACGTATACCATGTGTATTTGCAATAACGCCAACCCTGAATAAATCTGTCATATCTTTATACCGCATTTCTCCAAAAGCAAAAAGCGCCTATACCATATGGCACAGGCGTTTTCCAGGATACGTCATGGCTACTGTCCTATTTCAACAGTTACTTTTTTATCAGTCCTGGATGCAGCAGCCTTAACTATTGAACGTATTGCCTTAGCTATGCGCCCCTGCTTTCAAATAACTTTTCCCATATCATCCTGGGCTACTTTAAGTTCAAAAATGATTTCATTATCTTTCTCAGTCTCTGTTACAGTGACCTCCTCAGGGTGGTCAACAAGTGACTGTGCAAGAGCTTCTATTAATTCTTTCATTACCTGGGAACCTCCCCTTTTTCCTGCTTTGCAGGACAAGCAGCAATGCCTGGCTGTCTTACATAATTCCAGCCTGTTTTAAAAGCTTGCCTACTGTTTCAGTTGGCTTTGCACCATTAGCAAGCCATTTCTTTGCGCTTTCTTCATTAAACTTAAATGAACAATAGAGCAAAAAATTATCCTCATGATATTCAATTCTAACCCAGATACTTTCCGTAAGGATAACCTCACGTTTTTTCAGTTTCATCTTTGCCCGCTCTGTAATCTCAAGGCGTATTAATTCAGAATCTTCGGATTGTATGAAATCATAAAGCCCCCAGCCAAAATCCAAATCATAGAAAACATCGCCTGGCTGTGTAAGTGCTTCAAGAGCAATATTTTGATAAAGGCAGTCAAGCTCTGAACACAGCGGCGCGTCACCATCCGCAGCCTGCGTAAGCTGCCAATTATCACCTAATTTGATATCTATATCATGCAAACCAGTCATAGCCGCACCTCGCCAATAATGGAAGGAATAAGCTCACCATACGGCAGGGAAAACGCAACGATACTGCCCGTCTTAAATTGCTTTCGCGATTTGATTTGCGGCAGCACTGGGAATGCTGAATCAATGCTGCAGAATCGGTCAAGTATGGTCAGCGTATATTCATACCAGTTTGCTTTGATATTCGCCCGATAGCTGCCGCCGCTTTCATCGTTGTAAATCACCAGCTCACGCCATTCAAAAGCATCCAATTTCCGGGCTGCGCTGACTTTGGCATAAACGATCGCCGGGAGTTTCAGGTGCGGGTAATCCTCTGCAAACAGTTTCTTTACAACAGATTTTATCATTTCCGGCAGCATTAAAAGCTCCTCCTTTAGAAATAAATATATGTACGGATAAAACCGGATTCATTTGTAGTGGAAACAACCTTTGAAACCTCAAATTCGCCATTGATACGCGGATGAATTACATTGATTTTATGCGAGTGCTTTACGAAGGGAGCAGAAATCGTTTCAAGCTCCCACACCCCGCTTGTCCGGCTTAATCTGATAATGTTTACGCCGTATTCAAAAGTATAAACATTTGATTGTTCCGGCTTTTCATCCCAATAGAACACGCCGCCCGAAAAGAAAAACGGAACCCGGATATTCCATGCTGCATTTACTGTGTCGATTGCCTGCCGGGCGCTTTGCTTTCGGATGGAAACCAGACGGCGCACCGGGTAATGCCTGCCGGACAGCTTCGCCTTGGAAACGCCCGCCTTTGCAAGAAAAAATGAAATCATTTCCTGTGGTGTGGTGTCCATGAAAGTATCATTTATAATCGTGCTTTCAAGAAGCATCATTTCATCTTTCATGGTGATTTCATCGGCATAAGTACCTCCGTCATACGGCCTGACGGCATAGCCGGTAAAGACCTCATTCAGCACGCCGTTATAGCCCATTTCAATCAAACAGGGGGACTGGGGATTCAGGCTGATTTTCGGCTTATACTGCTTGGTAAAGCGGATTTTTGCCCAGTCAAAATATGATATTTTTGCCGAGTGGATTTCTACCTCAATCCCTTGTGTAAAGCTGTACGGCCCTACATGGGCCGTGACCTGCGGATAATAAAGCTCTGTCGTTTTCAGAGAAAACACCCCCTAAAATGGCATTTTTGCAACTGTTTCAAGTGCTGACTTACTTTTTGCATCATCTACAGCAGGCGATTTCCCGCGCTTTGTTTCCAGATACTTTTGATAGTCAGGATTCAGGGTGCTTTGTGTGCCGGACGAATCTGCCGTTTTGCTGCCGGACTTCTTTGATGCAGCAGCCGAGGAAGCAGAAACCGCCGTAATCGTCTGCGGAATATACTCCCATAATTCAATGTTTACTGCAAGCTGTGATTTCTTGTTTTCGCCCTTGTGGGTGAGCTTTTTGAAAATTACCTTTTCAATACCATGCGCCGCTGTATCCTCGCTGATAATTGGAATGGGCTGCGGGACAGTCTGCCCGGATGACCGGAAGATCGCCCGCAGCACGGCATATCGTTCGTAGCGGGTTTGCGTCTGCGTGTCGTCAATAATCAGTTCAATATTGACCTTTGCGTCTTCATAGCCGGTGGCCTGCTTGGGCTTGACTGCGCTGCCTTCAACTTCCTGTTCGTCCACCTTTGCGGTTTCAGTAACTTCAATACTTTTCACAAGCCCCGGGAGGACGACCCCGTTTAATTTGATTCGTTCATCTTCAACGTAAATCATTGCCGTCCTCCTTTATGCTAGGGCAAATGCAGCATCGGGATCGTCGTCCGGCTCCATTTCACCGTTGCTGCTGGCATAGTCTTCGACATCCTTCAAAAGATTTAACAGCAGCTGCAAATCCTTAATTTTCTTTAGATCAACCTGCAAAAGCAGCTTCTGAATAATCACATTTTTGCCGCTGCTTTCGCCGCTGTTGGAGTCTTCATCAGACTGTACATTATCGGAATTTCGAATACTGATTTTCTTGGGTTCCTCACGGGTCAATGCAGCGCGTGTTCGCGTAAGTCCTTGCTCTATTGCTTCTGCTGGAGCATTCTGCGCCAGCGTCAGGCCGTGTGCATAGGTCGTCATAGTGCGCTGTCCAGAAAGCGTTAAGGTTGAAGGCGGCCCTTCCTTTGCATCGGAAAAGGGAAGCATATTGCGGATATTCTGCAAGCCGCCTTTCACTGCTGAAACCGCACTTCCAAAAGCTGAACGGATACCATTTGCAAAGGTTGTCACCACCAGCTGGCCGGACTGGAAAAACCAGTTTACAGCTCCAGAAATCATATTGCGGATATTATTGAGGCCGACCGAAAACGCCGTCCGTACATTCGTAAAGCCCTGCCGGACGCCCTGCACAATCCCACTCATTGCAGACGAGAATTTATTCCGAATTTCGGAAAGCCTGCCGCCCGTAGCGGCATCCAGCGCAGAAAAGCCCATATTGTAAATGCCTTTTACGCCCTCGATTGCTGCCGCTGCCGCACCTTGAAGCCCGCCGCCATGGCTCTGGTATACCATCTGGATATGGTTCAGCTTTTCGGAAACAACTGCCTGAACCGATTCCAGCGCCGAGCTGACCGCATTGCCCGCTGCCGTCAATTTTTCAGAAAACCTGTCTCGGATCGCGGCTAGTTTACCGTCTGTCAGATTATCAAGGAAAATAAAGCCGGAAGTGAATACCGCTTTCACGCTTTCAAGGGCCGCTGCTGCTGTTCCGCGAAGCCCTCCGCCGTTGCTTTCAAAAGCGGTGCGGATGCTGTCAAGCTGCTGGGAGACCGTTGTTTTTGCCGCATCCATGACCGCACCGAGCATGCCGGAAATCGGAGCCAATTTCTCAGAAAACTTGTCCCGGATTGCGGACAGCCTGCCGCCTGTCAGATTGTCAAGGAAACTAAAACCTGTGCTGAATATGTTCTTTACGCCTTCAATCGCAACCGCAGCCGCACCACGGATGCCGCCGCCATTGCTTTCAAAGGTCGTCCGGATGTTGTTCAGTTTTTCGGAAACTACCGCTTTTTCGGATTCCAGCGCTGAACCAAACCAACTGCCGATTGCACCCAAAATACCCTTTATAAAGTCAATCGCTGCACTGATTTTCTCTTTGACGGTACAGGCCAGTGCAGTCACACCATCACGAAACCACTCGCATTTATTCCATAAAAGAACCAATGCGGAAATTACTGCAACAATGCCGATAACGACCCACGTAATCGGATTTGCCAGAAGCGCCCCAGCAAGCGAGCCAAGGCTTGAAACCATACCGCCAACTGCACTGGCAAACGGCCCTGCAATGCTCCGTATGGCCGATATCGCAACGCTGCCGCCTGAACGGATTGCGCTGAATGCGGT